CGGTGCGTTGAAGAGAACCGGACTGACCTTTGTGCTGCTACCCGGCGCGCTATCGTAAGGGCTGCGGCTGAGGTTGGGAGGGGGCAGGAATGAACCGCGAAGACGTTATCCGACTTGCCGAGCAGGCTGGGTGCGGATGGGCAATGGTCGGAAAAGAGCCGGTGCTGACAGGTGTGGAACTGCTTGAGCGTTTCGCCGCCCTTGTCGCCGCCGCCGAAAGAGAGGAATGCGCCAAGGCTGTGGAGAATTACGCTGGGGCTTGGGACGATGAGGGATACGCGATTGCCCAAGCAATCCGCGCACGAGGCAGTGAATTAGTTCCTAGTAATATTATGTCTTCTCATAAGAAGGTACTTTAACAATGCAACTTAGAAAGTTATCAACAGATATCGTATGGGTTACTCCAGACGGAGATAACCTGATTGCACAGATGGCTAGGGTTTCTAATCCTAGTAATGAAAAGAACACAGCAACCGCACCTAAGCTAATCAAGTATCTAATTGACAACAAGCATTGGTCACCCTTTGAAATGGTACATGCTTGTGTAAAGATTAATACTACTAGGGATATTGGTAGGCAGTTGCTACGTCATCGTAGCTTCTCGTTCCAAGAGTTTAGCCAGAGGTACGCTCAGGTACAGTCCTCATCAGAGGACTACAAGCTACGAGAGTGTCGTCTACAGGATACTAAGAATCGTCAGAGTTCTATTGAACTAGACAGAAATGATGTGCTGCAACATGGACTTAACATCCAATGGCAGACTCGACAGCAAGAACTACTGGACGCTGCAACCGATGCTTATCTATGGGCATTGAATAAAGGTATCGCTAAAGAGGTAGCAAGAGCAGTGCTACCAGAAGGACTTACTGATACCAGTATGTACATGGTAGGTAGCCTACGAAGTTGGATTCACTTTTGGGAAGTGCGTTGCCACGAGCACACCCAGAAAGAGACTAGGCTTCTTGCAGAGGAAACTAAGTTTCTAGTTCTAAAAGAATTTCCTAGTATTAAAGGTGCCCTTAATGAAGAAAGTTACTAACAAGATACTTGTAGTAGGTGACGCTCATGTCACTAATGACCAGTCACTTAGACGGTTTAAGTGGATGAACGACTACATCCAACGTAGCAATCCTAACTACATTGTTTTCATTGGAGACTTTCTTACTCTTAATTCCCTGTCTGCTTGGGACAGGGACAAGAGGCTACTAATGGAGCAGCGTCGATACTTCAAAGAGATTGATGCAGGCAACGCTGCACTAGACTGTCTAGATATTCCTAAGGATACTCGTGTAATTTTCCTAGAAGGAAATCATGAAGATAGGTTGACAAGGTATCTAAACTATCACCCTGAGTTTGCAGAAGGTGATATCAGTATTCCTATTCAACTAAAGTTAAATGAACGAGGATTCAAGTGGATTCCCTATCGCAGTTACTTCATCCTGAATGGTATCCATTTTACTCATGTCCCGTTTGGTACTATTCGGGAGGTAACTGGTGTAGATATATGCTCAAAGGTACAACAAGTAACAGTCAACACTACTGTTTTTGGACACACTCATAGGCTGCATACAGCTTGCGTACACAAGCACGGACAGAAACACTTACAGCAGATTCTTAATGTAGGATGCTTCTTTGAGGATGAGGAGGAGTACGTCCAAGGTAGAGTTACTAACTACTGGAAAGGTCTAGTAGAACTGAACAACTATGACTTCGGACGATTCGATATTAATACTATTTCTATGGGACGATTAGCTAGGGAGTACTCCCGTGTCTAGGTCTATTAGTGAGCACATCCGACAACAACTCATTGACAGATACGACCCAGATGATATACTTACAGTACTAGGATTGGACACCGAAGAACTGATAGATTATCTGGAAGAACTGATTATTGAGAACCTCCACAAGTTCAACTACGATGAGTAAGTACAAGAGAAAATCTCTAGAACAACAGATGCTAGAAAAAGAATTATTAGTATCAGGAAAGTACGGACACAAGGTGTCTTCTCCAAAAGACAAGTACAAACGAAACAAAAACAAAGTTCTCATTCAAGAAGAACTTGAGGAAACAGAGCAATGGATAAAGAAGAAGTAGTCGATTTCGTATTCGACATTGACCACTACCAAGAAGTAGCAAAGCAGTATGCTATCTACCCTGAGGCAGGCACAGGCTCTAAGACAGAGCTTAGTTATCTAGCCCTAGGTCTTACTGGTGAATCTGGTGAAGTGGCTGACAAGGTTAAGAAGTGGATTCGTGACGGTAAGTACGATGCACACGAACTCTCTAAGGAGCTAGGTGATGTGTTCTGGTATCTAGCCAATCTCTGTAAAGCTATTGGATATACACCTAGTACAGTACTAACAAATAATCTTATTAAGCTAGGTTCCCGTAAGGAACGGGACACACTTAAAGGAGAAGGTGATAACAGGTGACGCCCCTAGACAAGTCGTGCAAGTTGGCACGATGCTTGCAAGATAAGCAACAGTACAAGATGGCTGCTGTTATTACAGATAAACAGGGTAACATCTTGTCAGTAGGAACAAACTCTTACAAGAAAACGCATCCACTGCAAGCGCACTATGCTACTCTTGTAGGAGAATATGCTAGGACGTACAGACACGCTGAGATTCATGCTATTAGCAGATTACCTAGGGAAGCTAAACCTTGGGCTATCTATGTAAGCAGGATGAATCGCAACGGAGAGTTTAGTATAGCTAAACCCTGTCCCATCTGTGCAGCAGCCATAAAAGATACTGGTATTAAAAACGTACATTTCACAATAGGTAACACAAGTGATTAAAGACTTCTTTCGTACAGACCTAGGCCGTAACATCTTCTACAACAAGTATGCTCACGGCCCTAACGACACATGGCACAACCTAGCTATCCGTGTAGTAGATGATGTATGCGGTACCATGCAGGGTACCCAGCATCCTATTCTGTCCAAAACAGAACGAGATACCCTAGTTGAATATATCCGGGATATGAAGTTCATTCCCGGAGGACGATACCTGTACTACGCAGGGCGCAAGCTACATGCGTTCAACAACTGCTTCCTATTACGAGCGGAGGAAGACACCCGTGAAGAATGGTCTAATCTTATCTGGCGGGCTAATTCTTGCCTTATGCTCGGCGGTGGCATTGGTATTGACTATAGTCGTATCCGTCCCTCTGGGCGCACTCTTAATCGTACTGGAGGCGTGTCAAGCGGCCCTGTACCTCTTATGCTCATGGTCAACGAAATTGGTAGGAACGTCATGCAAGGAGGTTCGCGACGCTCTGCAATCTACGCTTCTCTAAACTGGAAGCACGAAGACATTGAACAATTTACTAAGATTAAAAATTGGCACGAGCAGTATCTTGGTAACACTGGGTTAACCGTAACGCAGTTAAAGGAACAAGACTTTAACTACAACGCTCCGTTAGATATGACCAACATCAGTATCAACTACGATACTAAGTGGCTAATGCTAGATGACCGTCACAAGAATAAAATCTTCTCTGAGAACTGCCGTCAGGCAATGATGACTGGCGAACCGGGGTTCTCTTTCAACTTCTTTGACCGAGAAGACGAGACTCTACGCAACGCTTGTACTGAAGTAACCAGTGAAGACGACAGTGACGTATGTAACCTAGGTTCTATTAACCTAGGCAATATCTCTAACCTAGAAGAATTTGAGCAGGTTGTTGAACTAGCATCAAAGTTCCTAGTATGCGGAACAGTACGAGCAGACTTACCTTACGAGAAGGTAAAGCAAGTACGAGAGAAGAACCGTCGCCTAGGTCTAGGCTTGATGGGTATTCATGAATGGCTACTCAAGCGTGGTCTACCCTACGAGGTAGGCATTGAGCTTAAGACTTGGTTAGCTACATACGAGATTAAATCAGAGGCTAGTGCTAATGAACACTGTGACAGACTCTACCTCAGTCGGCCTATCGCCTACCGAGCTATTGCACCTACTGGAAGTATTGGTATCCTTGCTGGAACAACAACAGGTATTGAACCTTTATTTGCTACAGCCTACAAGCGACGTTACCTCACTGAAGGCACACGTTGGAAATATGAATACGTTGTTGACTACACTGCAAACACTCTTATTCAAGAGTTTGGTGTAGACCCTGATAAGATTGAGACAGCGTACTCTATGAGTACGGACTACGAGAAGCGTATCCGCTTCCAAGCGGATGTACAGGACTATGTAGATATGTCTATTAGTTCTACCATTAACCTTCCTTCTTGGGGTTCTGATAAGAACAATGAAGACCGTGTTGAAGAATTTTCTAGTATACTTTCTAAGTATGCTCCGCGCCTTCGGGGATTCACTTGTTACCCCGATGGTTCTAGAGGAGGTCAGCCTATCACTGAAGTACCTTATTCAGAGGCTATTAAAAACAAGGGTGTAATCTTTGAAGAAAACGACGCTTGCAAAGGAGGTGTCTGTGGTATCTAGTGAGCGGTGGCCCCCGTCAAACGCTGTGTCTTTCCCTAAAGAACCTGTGGACAACGTACACCATCCAAAGCACTACACCACCCACCCTTCTGGGGTGGAGTGTATCCAGATTACTGAACATATGTCATTCAATCTGGGTAACGTAGTTAAGTACCTATGGCGGTACGAAGGTAAGAACGGTATCGAAGACTTGAACAAGGCTATGTGGTATCTTCAACGTGAGATTGAACGACTAAGCAAGGAGACTAAATAGATGAAAGCTGTTTCTAGTAAGAAAAAGAAACTAACCAATCTTGACAAGATTGTACGAGTACTGATGCGGCGTAAGCACGGTATCCCAGCTAAGGTTCTAGCTGAGAAGGCTGGAGTAAACTATCACTCCACTCGACGTATCTTAGGTAATAACTCCTACGGATATTTGTTTGACAGCTACAAGTGGTATGACACTAAGGGTCTAGTGGTGTACCGTATTGACAGTGTCACTAAAGAGTATATCAAACGCTATGGGTTATACGGGATGCATCCAAGTAGTGCGTCCTATTTGGAGCCTTTAGCTGCCTAGTATTAGTTAGCTAGTTCTAAATAAAAAGGGGAGCACTAAGCTCCCCTTTCTTTTGTCTAAAGATTTCTAATCTAAATATGATTAATGTACATAGTAACTTCAAATCCAAAACGTACATCATCAAACGATGGGATTTTCCAAATCATTATCTACTCCTTTCGGAAGATTTCAATAGCAGAGATGGCAGCGCCTACTGCTACACCTACCTGCTGGATAGCAGTTGGGTCAGCATAGACACCAAGCACACCTAGTAGGATAGATAGTCCACGCCATGTGGATGCTTCTTTTAGTCGAGCAGAAACATATTCTAGATTCATAGTAGTTTTCCTTTCTTATGTGTAACGAATTAAAATCTCAGACACCCTACGGCATAGCCCCTTACCAAACGTATCAAACACAGTAATCTTTGTGATGAACCGTAGTCGATACCCAGAGAAGATAGCAGCCGTCTGATAAGCGTTCCTAGCCTTGATAGCCTTAGTTGTTTCAGTACCTAGGATACCGTCCTCAGGAACTCCTACAGAGGCTTGTAGCCACTTAATAGCTTGTACTACACCAGAGTTAACTGCTGCATCAAACACAGAGTAACGTAGCTGTGTAGGCAGCATGTCTCCTTTTACCTTATCCCAGTAGTACTTCTTATAGATTTCTTTAGCACGTTGCTCTGTTAGATTAGCAATATCTTCCTCAGGAAACTCTCTCTTAGAGATACCGTACTTAGTCTCCCCTCCGGGGTCTTTAGGGTTGTTGCTGTACCCACCTTCAAACTTCATGAGTGCAGCAAAC